AATGACGCGCGTCCCGGCCGACAGGGAAACCAATTCGGGACCGTTTTCGCCGACGATCGCGAGCCCGCCGGACGATACGCCGCCGCCGGCGAACTTCGGAATATTGGAAATCAACGCGCCGAGTAGCCCGCCCGTCCCGCCCGGCGATTTGGTCGCCGTCCCGAGCAACGTCGCAAACGCGCCTTGCCCGGTAATTGCGGCTTGCAGTATTTCATGAGTGACCGACCGCAGAACGCCGGTCATGATTTCGCCGAACGTCTTGCTTTTTTGCGTTGCTTGCTCGATCACGTCAACTAGTTGATTGCCGGCGAATTGCGCCGCCGCGTTGAGGCCGACCCATTGTTGCCGGAACTCGAAAAGTTTTTGCGCCGCCTTTCCCATGGCGTCGGCTTCCGCGCCGATCGCGGCGATCCGCGCCGGCGTCAATTCGATGTTTTGCTGCCGCGCTCGGCTTTCTAATTCGATTTGAGTTTTGAGCCGCTCGGTTTCGCCGGCGGTCTTGCCGATCGTGATCGATTCCGCGTCGAGCAATTCGCGCCGCCGCTTTTGCGCCTCTAGCAAATTCTCGAATGATTTAACCGCCGCGTCCGGCACGACCGTTACTTTCGTCGGACCGCTTTCCGCCTTCGGTTGCCCTGGAAAGCCGGCGAGCGATTGAATCGTCGGCGTCCCTTGCCCGGCTTTCAACGCCTCGATTCCGCGTTGCCGCGCGACCTCGTTAAAAGTTTGGGAAAATTGGCTGATCGGTTTAGTCGAAAAGAACGCCTCGATGGCGATCGATACCTCTTTGACGACCTCGCCGAGCGCTCGGAATCCGCCGGCGACTTCCGTCGTCAATAGCGCGGCGAATTCCGACGCGCCCGTTTTCATGTTGAGCCATGCTTTATTGTTTTCGATCGCCGCTCGCTTGACCTTTTCGACCAATTCCTTGTCGATGACCTCGCCGGTTTTGGTCGCCTCGTCCATGAACTTTTGCAAGCCGGCCGATCCGTCCTGAAATAGACTTAGCAACGCCGGACCCGCGTCGCGTCCGCCCGCCGCCATCACAAGATTCAATTTGTTTTGCGCGCTCGTCGTCCCTTGCACTAGATCGGCAAATTTTGAGAGCAATTGCGTCAACGGCAAAAGTTCCCCCGTCTGATCCTTTATCGCGACATTGTTTCGGCGAAACCATTCGACGAGTTCCCCTTGTCCTTGCCCTGCCTCTGACACTGACCGCGAGAACCGCGTTAGGAACCCCTCTGCCTTGTCAATGTCGGCGCCGGCGGCGACGACCGCGAATCTAAGTCTCTGGAATTCCTCGACGCCGACGCCGAGATTTTCCGCCGCCTCGCCGATCTTGACGACCTCTTTCGTTAGGTCTTGCAATTGCGAAATGATTTCGGCGAGCCCGAGCCCGCCGACGATCGCCTCTAGCCCGTGTTTGATCCCCTCGAATGTTGGATTGATCTTGTTAAATGCATCCTCGATGCGCTTGGCGCCCCGGTCCGCAATGCGACCGGCGTCGTTCATGTCTTTCTCGAATTTCGTCAATTGCGCGGATAGCGCGACGACGAGCGCGGCGGTGTCTGCCATCTAATGGAGTGTCCTAATCCAATCGTAACGGTCGGCGAGAATGTCGTCGAATTCGTCGCCGGTCATTGGCTCGACATCGGTATCGGCACCATTGGCTCGATTCCATCCCTCGATGGCGGCGGCGAATTGCCAAACGGAACATTGATCGACTTGTCTAGGGGTGAATCCGATTGCGGCGCCGGTCCCGTAGATTGCTGAGAATTTAAGGACGTCGTCGCTTCCGTCGTCGCTTCCTCTTCGGCTTCCGTTTTTTTTTTCCCGACTTGATCGCTTTGATCGCCGAGCAACGCGGTCCCTAGAACCGCTTGCGCCGTCGGGACAGATTCCAAGATCGGCCGCTCTTCCACATAGCGCTTGATCAAGCCGGGAACCAACTCTAGACGCGTCCCGCCGCCGATCAGCCCGAGCCGGATAACCGCGCGCAATTCATCCGGCCATGCGTCGCCGCGCGAAATCATTTGATATAGCGACCATGGCCCGATCGGCGTTTTCCGATTCAGGTTTATGTTTTCTTGAAGCTCGCGCAATTCGCCGAGCGCGAGCCGGAACCGGCGCATTTCGCCGCCCCAATTCAAATCGATCGAGCCGTCGGCTGACATTACGGGACCGGCGTCCAAACGATTTGACCGTCTGAGTCTAGCGTTATATCGACTTGAACCTTGCTTCCGAAATCGCCGCTTAGTGTGAATTTGGATAGCAGGAACGAGCCGCCGTAATGCCCGAGCCCGGTCCCGACCAATTGCACGCGCGCGTTCTTTGGCAAGCCGGACAACGCCCAATCGCGCCACAGATCGAACGACTCGACCGCCATGACGCCCTTGCCCGTTATCTGACCGGACAAGGACTGTACCGCGCGCTCTAACCACGCCGGCGCGTCGGGATCGTCGCAATCCGGCACGAGGACGTCGTTTGACGCCGCGTTAAGATCGAGCCCCTTGGACGTCAGGCCGCAAGGCGCCTCAAACGCTTCCGTCGGCGCCGCCCCGTCGCCGATCAGAATGATCATTTTGCTATGCGATAACGTAGTCGGTTTGGTCATGGTCTTTTGCTCCCGTTAGATTTCATCGATCAGCGCATGGAAAACGACGACGGCGTGTTTCGTCTGCCCGTCGGGATCGATCAGGTATTGCGTAGAATCGTGTTCGATCAGAACGAGCCGATAGCCGCCGTTCAATGGGATATCGATCGCGTTCAATGCTGAAACGACGGCGCCCGATATCTTTTTAACTTCCGGTTTTCCGATCGCGCGCGACCACGCATGCAACGTCGCAAAGACCTCGACCGATCCCTCTAAACATTGAGCATGATCGGCGATCACTTGATCGTCGCCGATCGTCACATAGGGGAACGTGACCGGCGACGGCACGTTGTCGTAAATCCGATCGGCGATCAAAGTATCGACTGCCGGATCGGCTTTGAGAATTTCCAGAATCGCTTGCTGCAATTCGAGGCTCGGCTCGGTACTCATTCCGCCGACCTCTTTTTAATGCTCGCCGTGATCTTGCGTTTCATGGCGGCGATCATTGGTTTTTTCCGCAAGCGATAGGAGGGAAAGAAAAACGGCCGCGCCGCCATGCCGATCGTCCCGAATTCGTCGGCGCGAGCGTAGTCGTATGGCTTGCTCGAAACGCCCGGCCGGACCGTTGCCTTTCCGCCGGCGATGACCCTTACTTGGGTGTCGCTCTTGCCAGGAATGACGCCGACGGTATGAGCCAAAACGCCTAGATGTTTCGGCGCGACTTGCTCGATCAGCGACGCCAATTCATGCGCCTGAAAATTCAATTCAGCGACGGCGGCGTCGTGTACCTCTTTCCGCAATTCGACCGTCAGCTTTTTGAACCGCTCGACGCTTGCGTTTGCCACTAGACCGCGACTCCCATCTCGACCTCTAAATCTAGGAACCGTTTGCGCTCGTCGGGATTCATGACCGACCGGATATTGTAGAGCGCCCCGGTCCGCGCGTTGCGCGCTCGCCAATCGGTCGTTATCGCCGCCGTCGCGCTCGAATAGCGGATCGTGATCAGTAGCGGTTGCTTGCCGGCGAGCCGCGCGGCTTGTACCGCCTCGCCGCCTCGCAATGGCTTGATCCTTGCGCCGACGGTCGGCCCGGTCGCCCAATCGCCCGACACGGTGTTTCCATATCCGTCGTCGATCATTGTATGAAATTCAAACGCGACTCTTTCGTGTAGTTGCCCGGCTTTGCTCGGCATCGATTGCCTTTCCCGCCGCGATTGCCTGTTGCGCGCAATCGTGCGTTACGGTCGCGACCGTTCCCGCCTTGAACGCCAGAACGAAACGGCCCTTTAGTTTCGGCGGCGCCCAATCGAAATCGGCGACGAATTCGACGTGCGCCATTAGCAGGAATAGTTGCGAAAGGTACTAAAGAGCTCGTCCACGCCGAACGGCATTTCCGCCGTCGCAACCGTGCCATTGGAATTGACGACGACTTGCTCGCGATTTTCGTAAAGGCTTCCGAGCGTCATTAGGATGGAATAGCGGACGTGCGCCGGAACGTCCGACGCCGACGCATATCCGGCAATGAAACGGATTTGAACGGCGTTCGCCGTCGCTTGCGACGCCGGCCAGGACGACGTGGGGATGATCCATGCTTTCGCCGGATCGGCGTTGTCGATCATGTAGTCGGTCGGCGCCATGGTTTGCATTGCGCCGGACGCGTCGAGATATTTTATAAAGGCGACCGACTGCAACGGCGGATGCGGAACCTTGATCGCGTCCGATTGAAACGTCGGCGTATTGCGCCACGAACCGCAGAACGGAATCGGCAACGACATAGGAAATCCATCAAAAACCAAATCCCAAGTTTGCGTCATGATCGAGCGGCCCGACCATCCGCTGATCGCGTCGAAATGCGAGCGCGCCACTTGGATCAAGAACGCGATCATGGCGTCGTCGTCGTCGTGATCAATGACAAGATGCCGCTTTGCCTCGACGAGCGAAATCGGCTCGACCGCCGGCGGCGATATCAGTTTGAGCGACATTAGCCGACCCTCCACACAAAGCCGTCGCAATAGACCGGCAAGAGCAAATTTCCGCCCCCCGCGACGGTTGCTCCAAAAGTTGCCGCCGCGCCGTCGGTAACGACGCGACGCAAACCGCGAAACCGCGCATGCGCGATGGGGAGTTGCGCGACCGTGTTAGGCGCGTCCGCCCATTCGACAACGGTCCCGGTGTAGTTATTAAGGAAACCGGGATTCCTGATTTCGTTGCCGCGCAAATACAGCGGACCGCTGCCAAGGACCATCCCGGCGCCGGCGCCGCCGCCGGTCGGAAAGGCGCAACCGTCAATGATTAGCTGATTGATTTGACCGTCCGCGAAATGCCCCGGCAAGCTGCCGTCGGTCGATTGCTCGCATCCCTGAATGATCGTCGGCGCGCTACCGGAAACGGACGACATAAAATTTGCGCTTTCCGTCCGCGTTGCCGTGATCAGCATTGCATCTTGACCGCTTTCGATATCGATCGTGTTACCCGCGAGCGATCCCGCATGAACATGAACCGATCCGGTCGGACACGAAAAGCCGCGACCGCATCCGGCCGCGCCGCATCCTATGAAAATATTATTGAGCGCGTTTTGGCTGATATTGCGGAAGCCGGAAAAACTGCCGCCGCCAACGCAAGCAATGAAAGTTTGCTCGGAGCACAATCCCGGCGACAGATATCCGACTAACCATCCGGTTTGGCCGCTCGCGCCGCAATTCATGTAAATGTTATTCGTCGGACTGCCGTCGGCAACGCCGTTCCAGAACAAATAGAAGCCGACGCAATTCGGCTGATCCGTCATTGCGAACGACATATCGCAAACGGTCGAGTACCGCATTCCGTTGGTAATGAATAGCGGCGTGATCGCGAGCAAGAGCGCGTATTCGCTCGCGTTCAAATGTCCTTGCGGAATTATGCTCGACGAAATCCCGGCGGACGGATTGCCGGTGTAGGTCAAATAGGTGGAATATTGTCCGTCGCCGAAAATGCGCCCGCCGGTAACGCCGGTGACCGTCAGAACTTGATTAGTGTTGTAAACGCCGTTCGGAAAATAGACCGGCCGGTTTTTAAATCGCTCGTTATTGCCGTGCGGATTGCTCGCCGGCCCGAACGCCGCGTCGAGACATGCTTGGATCGCCGGACCGCTATCCGGTGCGCCAGGAACGGCGCCAAAATCTTGCACGTTAAGC